GAGTTAACTACGGTTTGTCACGAAGAGGTTTGTTTATGACAGATGGTAACAGCGTTACCCGTATTGGAGATGGGGAAGGTATTAACCGCTACATCTTAGCTAATATTTCAGAGTCTGAATACCCACAAGTTTGTGCATACCACAATAAAAAGAACAATGAAGTTATTTGGTCTTTACCCTTAAATGATACAAAACCTAATGTAGAGATTACTTACAATTACTCAACAGGTGTTTTTAGTAAGAAAACTTCTAACGTTTCTGCAGCTCTGGAGAGTGGAGTATTTCCTCACGTTATTACAGCTAGTAGTAGTTCCTCTATCTATCTTGAAGACGAGTCTGCATCTGCACATACAACTAGCGCTTTGACCAAAGCTCATGACTTAGACGACCCTTACTCTATTAAAGAGATTACAAGTGTTAGGGTAGGTAAGATCGGGTCAGGTGATCCTTTAGTTCAGATTGGTTGGGCAAATAACATTGATGATGAGCCTACGTTTAACCCTGCTGATTCTTTTTATGTAAACTCAGAGTACAAAGAGTACCCTGTTCGTACTTCAGGCAGGTACCTTTTTATGAAGGTAAGCTCTTCTGGAGATTCGGACACTTGGGAAATCTCTAACATTGTTATTAAAGGAAGGATAAGAGGGTTTAGATAATGTTACCAATTAAATACGATGCAAGGTCTACTCAACGTGAGTTAGATAAAATAGATAATAAAGTTAATAAGATAGAAGCTGGTGGTTCCCCTACGACCCTTGCAGAGGATTTAGCTAAAGGTAACTCTACTGGTGGAAGTGATATCAATGTTAGTACCGGTGATGATATTAACTTTGGCGTAGGTTCTAAGAGCACATACAATGATATCCTTAAGATATACCATGATGGCTATAACAGCTATGTTTCTGAAACGGGTGCCGGAGACCTTGTATTATGGGGGTCTGCTAAGATAAGAATGGGAGGGCCCTATAGCTCTCCAATTATTATAGCAAACTCTAGTGGATCCGCTGAGTTAAACTTTGGGGGTATTAAATGCTTAGAGACTGTTATGGGTGGTGGTGTTAAAGTAGAAACTACAATACAGTTTGGTGGTCTTAAGGGAACTACTGGTACTACCGTGACACGTATACTAGATGAAGACAATATGGCATCTAACTCTAACACAGCCTTAGCGACCCAACAGTCTATTAAACAATATGTAGATAGTCAGTCAGCATCAGCAGGAGAACTTCTTACTACACTAAATGGTGCTATAACCGACAGTGAGTTAGCTAGTAGTCTATCTACTCCGATTGCTACTATCCCGACATTGACTAGTAATCTAAGTACTCTTACTACAAACTTAAATACTAGTAATGGAAACATTAGTGACCTTATAGATTTCACTGGTTACACTGAAGGTTACTCAGGGGATGCTGTGCTTTCAAGGTTAACCGCAACAGAAACTGTAGCTAACGCTAAAGTAACTGCAGCTCAACTAGCAGCTGAAGCTACTGCAAGAACTGCTGCAATTGCTTCTTCTGCTCTTTCACTACAAGACCAGATAGATGACCTGCTTGCTGTCCCTGACTATAACAACACAACTGCCTACGCTATTAACGATCAAGTTGTTTACCTTGATAAACTTTACATTGCGACTGCAGCTACTACGGGTAATTTACCTACGAACACTTCTTTTTGGGATGTGTTAGGTGACTACTCTAGCTTAGGTGCTTTGGTAGCAGACAACTCTGCAGATATTACTGCCATAAATACAGTAACTGCTGGTAGTTCTTCTGCTGCAGCTCAGGCAATTACCGCCCTTAACGCTACAGTTAATGATGAAACTACGGGGGTTGAAGCTACCTCGGATGCCTTAGATGTTGTAAAGCTATTAGTTAACCATGGGACAGACGGTGTTAATGCTTCAGCTACTAAAATTACTGCTTTAGAAACTAAAGTTAACCATCCTGCTACAGGGGTTACAGCTACTTCAGAAGCTTTAGATCTTATAGAAACTAAAGTTAATGCTGATGGAACTGGAGTTACTGCTTCAGCTAATAAGATTACTGCTCTAGAATCTACAGTTAATAACGAAACTACAGGAGTTATTGCTACTTCAGATGCCTTAGATCTTATAGAAACTAAAGTTAATGCTGATGGAACTGGAGTTACTGCTTCAGCTGGTAAGATTACTGCTTTAGAAGCCACAATAAATCACCCCACTACAGGCTTTACTGCTGTTTCTTCCGCTTTAGATGCTGTAGAGTTATTAGTTACTGACAATGATGATGGAGTTACTGCTTCAGCTACTAAAATTACTGCTTTAGAAACTAAAGTTAACCATCCTACTACAGGGGTTACAGCTACTTCAGATGCCTTAGATGTTGTAGAGTTATTAGTTAACCACGAAGTATCTGGAGTCACTGCTTCAGCTAGTAAGATCACTGCTTTAGAAACTAAAGTTAACCATCCTGCTACAGGGGTTACAGCTACTTCAGAAGCTTTAGATACCGTAGAGTTATTAGTTAACCACGAAGTATCTGGAGTTACTGCTTCAGCTAATAAGATTACTGCTTTAGAAGCTACGATAGACAGTCCTACTACAGGCTTTAATGTTGTAGCTAGTGCTTTAGATACCGTAGAGTTGTTAGTTAATGATAATGAGGATGGTGTTAACGCCCACACTACTAAGATTAGTAATCTGCAAAGTTCAGTAACTGACCCTGCAACAGGTTTACAAGCTAACGCTGATGCTATTGACGCTGTAGAACTTGTAGTCACTAGTAATGAGATTGGTAACCAAGTGTCAGCTAATAGACTTAATTCTCTAGAAGCTACGATAGACAGTCCTACTACAGGCTTTAATGTTGTATCTAGCGCTTTAGATACTGTAGAGTTATTAGTTAACCACGAAGTATCTGGAGTTACTGCTTCAGCTAATAAGATTACTGCTTTAGAATCTAAAGTTAATAACGAAAATACAGGTGTAGAGGCTACTTCTACTGCTTTAGGTCTTATAGAAACTACAGTTAACGACGAGGATGATGGGGTTAATGCTTCAGCTACTAAAATTACTGCTTTAGAGTCTACAGTTAATGACCCTGCTACCGGTGTAAATGTTACTGCTTCAGCTTTAGATACCTTAGAAACTACAGTTACAACTAATGGTGATACTTTAGGGAGCACAGTAACCGCTGTCCAAACCTTAAACACAACAGTAGGTGAAAACTCAGCTAGCATAGAAACTCAAGCTACTACTATAGACGGACTCACATCTCAGTTTACAGTTAAGACTGATGTGGCTGGTAAGGTAGCTGGCTTTGGTTTATACAATGATGCTACTACTGGCTCTGAGTTTGCCATAGCAGCTGATAGGTTTTACCTAGCACCTAGCCCTGATCTTACAGGGCCGTACAGCCCCACTAGCAGCACAGTAGGGTCTTTAGGTCAGATATACTGGGCGACTATAACCAAAAAGTATTTTAGGGCTTTAGGTGCTTCTCAAGGTGGTTACGTTTGGGATGAGCTAGCAACACCTAATCCTTTTGTTGTTACTACTACCCCAACTACTGTAGGGGGTGAGTCAGTTCCTGCAGGTGTGTACATGGATACCGCTTACATTAAGAATGGATCTGTAGATACTTTAACTATTGCAGGTCAAGCTGTTACTGTACCTTCTTCTGCTAAGACGGCTATTAATACTTACTATGAAGAGGATGATAACACTGAAATTATGCCTGTAACGTTGAATGTAAATAACTCCGGGGCACCTACTAGGATTAGAGGTAAACTTTGGTTTCAACCTGCCTATAATAACAACTCGGTTTCTATGTTTAATATCTTTTGTAAGCTTGATGTGACAGTTCAGGTTAAGTACTACAATGTAACCACATTACTATCGACTAACCAAGAAGTTAACTCTAATGTAACAGCGACTCATCGTAACACTAATGCTCACATTATTGATTTCTTGTCTACCCCTCCTTCAGGGACTACTCGAATAGAAACTTCTTTGATTTTTAAAGTATTAGAAAGCGGAACTGCTTGGGGTGTTAACGCTATTGATGCTACGTTAGATATATTGGAGACTAAGAAATGAGTACTAACTACGTTGTATATGATACGGATACAGGTCTTATTAAAAAGACTTTAATTTGTAACGAAGAAAACATTGAGTATAATCACTCAGGTACTGAGAGCTATACCGTAGGTACCCCTGAGGCCTCTCATAAGTACTTTATAGGCGGTGTCTTCCTTGAGGGTACCACTAGTCCCTCAGAAGCTAAAGCTACCTTAGACAGAGCTGTACGAGGGATGAGAGAGTCCTACCTTATGATGAGCGATTGGACTCAGATGCCTGATAGCCCTTTGTCTGATGAGAAGAAAACAGAGTGGGCTATATATAGACAAGCCTTAAGGGATCTACCTGCTAACTTAGTAGATGCAACTGCGTTGTCTCAGGTCTCGTTTCCAACTAAACCGTAACAACTGGAGGACTATATGCTTTGCATGTGGACACAAGAACACTTTAAAGATATGCCTGCACTAACCCTAAAGCACATCGAGTCTGCCTTAAGATTCGGATATGGAGAGCGTAAAGTAGAACACGTAATCGAAGAGCTTGTATCGGGTAGTAAACAAATATGGCTAGGGACTATAGGCGAGAAGTTTGTTGCTACTGTTGTCACCCAAGTCATAGACTACCCGCTAAAACGTACTTGTGAAATAACCTACCTTGGTGGTGAATCAGGAGAAGGCGTAGCGGAAGCTTTAGGTGAAGTCGAATACATAGAACGATGGGCAATCTTTAATGACTGTGACGACATGCAAGTGATAGGTCGAAAGGGTTGGCTAAGAGCCTTAAAGAAACATGGGTACTCAGATAGATACACCGTATTAGGTAAGTCTCTGAGGGAACCAACAATAGATAAAGGATCAACTAATGAAACTTAAAGGAAAAAGATCTAAACAGTTTAATGAGTATGACGCAGAAGTTGGGGCGATTACTGATAACTATATGATTAACTATAAGGGTGGTGGTGGTACTTCTACTACTGGACCTTCTCCAGAACAAAGACGAATACTTGAAAAACAACTAGGCTATGCAAATCAGATGGAAGGCTTTGGGCCCCAAAACTTCTATGGAGGTAGTACACTAGCTGAACGTGACGCTGCTTCTGTCCAAGGACTAGAGGCTCAACGTGGGGCTGCGGGTTCTGCTGGTGCCTTAGCTGGCACAGCTGCTGACAGGTTCCAAGATGCAATGGCTTACGATCCGATGAATGATCCACGAACCGGAGAGTACTTGGATGCCTTGACTAACCCTCTGATGAAACAATTTAACGAAGAGACAATCCCTGGACTTAATACTGCTGCGGTTAATGCAGGTGCCTTTGGTGGTGACCGTGCTGCTTTACTTAAGTCTTCAGCTGCAGGCGAGCTAGCATCTTCTGTAGGTGATACAAGAACTAAGGCTCTTCAAGGAATGGTAGACTCTAACAGGGCCTATCAGGGTGATATGTTTAGACAGCTAGGTAGCTTGCAAGACGCATCTCTTAAAGGTAGTCAAATCCTACGTGATGTTGGTGCTGGTTATGAAGGTTACGGTCAAGCAGATATTGATGCTGATAGAGAACGATTTGAATTTGAGCAGGATGCACCGAGACAAAACCTACGAGATGCATCTAGCATGCTTAGTGGTATTGACTTCGGTAGTATAACTAAACAATCAGGAGGGGGTAAGTAAACCTCCTAAGGACCTAAGTAATCCTATGACAACAGATTTAAAACTAAAAGCAAGTGTATCTTATTTAGAAGAAGCTATTAAAGATTCAATAGAGTCTGGAGAAGTTGAAGATAACATGGATCAAACAGGTCTTAATCATTACTTTACAGACCCTATAAAAGACTTTAACGATTTATGTTTATATGGAAGAGAGTTAAGTGTACCTAAGGGTATGGTTATTACAGGTGCATTACATAGGCACCCCCATATTATAACATTAATTAAAGGAAGTATGTCTGTTGTTTCTGAAAAAGGTCGCAAGATAATAACAGCCCCTAGTACTTGGGCTGCACCTGCAGGTTCTAAAAGAGCATTTTATGCGTTAGAAGATTCGGTTATTCTTAACGTACACATAACAACAATTAAAAGTGAAGAAAACCTAGACAAACTAGAAGAGGAAGTAACAGCTCCCTCGTATTCTTCTATTGGCCTCGAAGAGCCAAACTACAAATTACTAGGAGTAGACGTATGAGTTTTGCAACTATGGCAACATTAGCGTTAGGTGGGGCAGCATTAGGTGCTTTGGCTAACCCAGAAGATAGAAAGAAAGGAGCTCTTATGGGCCTAGGTGCTGGACTACTAGCGCCAATAGCAGCACCGATGATGGGTATAGGTGGTGCAGCAGGAGCTGGAGCTGGTACAGCAGGAGCAGTAGGAGCTGGTACAGCAGGAGCAGCAACAGGAGCAGTAGCTCCCGTAATGACAACAGGTATATCAGGCGCAGGCGTAGCAGGCATGGGGGCTGCACCTACAGCACTGGCAGCACCTACAGCACTGGCAGCGCCAGCAGCATCTTCTATGGCAGCACCAGTAGGTATTCAATCAGTACTACCCGGAGCAGCTATAAACACTTCCACTGGTATTGCACACACAGGTACTATGGGTAGTAAAATAGGTGCTAGTAAGGTAGGTGCTATGACTAATGCTGCTATGGCTAAAGGCAAAGAAGCTTTGACAAGTGACACTGCTAAAACCATAGCAGCTCAAGGTGCAATTGGCTTGATGAAACCACAGCCGCAAGCACAAATACAACAAGGCCCAAGCCTTGCACTTAAAGGTTCAGGACAAGAACAAGTTAGTCCGTACCAAAGAGCAGCTTTGAATCGTCAACAACGAATGAAGCAATCTGGTGGCGGTGGTCCTCGTAGGTTTATTTAAAGGAGACTAATATGTCTAATATAACAGATTTATCAAAGCTCCTTAGGGGCCTAGTGGATGATATGGATGCGGAAGATGTAAATAGATTCCAAGTTCCTCAAATGACACAACAGCAGATCCCTCAGGTTCAGATACCTATGGCACCTCAGCAGTTTATTCCGCTACAAGAGACCTCTCAGGAATTAGCATTCCAGCAAAATATGGACCCATCTAAGCTAATGCCAGTAGACACAGCATTTAACCAACAGTATACACCAGAGTCTTTTGATAACATCGGTGTTGTACCCCCTGTGCAAATGAACATACCTCAGCCTACAATGCCTACAGCTGCTCCTCTTCCAAACTCTGATAACTTTGTCCTACGTCCACCTGAACAGGTAGTGTTAGGAGAGTCTGCTCAGGGTTTACCTGAACCAGTAGTACCTGAGTCTTCCGGCCCTTATAGGCTCCCAGATGTACCGAAGTATCAAGTTGAGTTAAAC